CGCGTTGAACATCTGACGATTGAGGAGGAAACAATGAGAATACGTTATCTCTATGACTGTCCGCGGGGATTAGCGAACGAGATCGCGATCTACCGGATAGCGACACTGGAGCAACTGCGTGAGGCTCAGCGGATGATCGAGAATGCCGACAACGATCCGTACCGCACATGCCGATTTATCCGCGCGACCGAGGCCGAGGCCCGCTGCCGCGCGAACCGGCAACAGGCGAAATCGCAACTCCGCGCGGGATTGAATCTCAGCCAGAATCCTGTCGGGGTGCGCGAGATCGAGAACTTCGAGGTCGGGGAGTCCCAAGAAGAAATCGATGCTCGCTGGCGTGCGGATTTGGATTATGAGAAACGCGAGGGTCGCAAGCTCCTCGCGCAGATGCGTGCCGACGCCGACGCCGAAAAGTGATTCCCCCTCTCGGTTGCAACCAAACGCCCGCCCTCACCGGCGGGCGTTTTTCTAATCGGGAGATCGTGACTGTACGCTGAATGGATCACTGAAAAACAAGTGCCGACTGCCTGGCCGGACCGGACGAATGCGGACGAAGGCGTTGGCGGCGATGGCGTCGGCCAGCGTCAGAATCTTGGACCCGCCGCCCCCGGCACCGAGCGACAACCACATGCCGCCGGCCTTATCCCAGAGGATTTCGACGTGCTCGATGCTCTGCGAGTCGCCCACACGAGTGCCCCAGAAAACAAGATCGCCCGGAGATGCGGGCGCCGCCACGATCTTTCCCCGCGCATAGAGGCCCCGCGCGGTATCGTCTGCGGTGTAGAGCCCGACCGCCATTCCGGCCTCCACAATCAGGCCCGAGCAATCAAACCCCGCCATTGGATCATCGCCGCCCCAGATGTAGGGCCGGCCGATGAATCGCTCCGCATACCAGATAAAAGCCTCACGCTGGGTCATAGAGACATCCATCCGGCCGACGCACTCCGGTAGACGTACAACAGGTTTTCGTCCTTGACCCAAAACCGCCAGCCTTCGTTCGGCGTCAGAAACACCCATGCCGATGATTGATAGTAGGCGATTTCGTCGTCGTGCCCATTCCAGTTCCCGGACGTTGAGTCGGTCGCCCCGACGATGTACGTGTCCCCGTCCGACGGGGATCCCGGCGGCGCCGTCAGATCCTTATCGATGGCCGACGCTTGGACCAGCACGTCAAGAATCCGCAGGGCCGCATTGATCGTCAGGGCCTTGCCGGACTGCGATTCGCTGATTTCGGGTAGTGTAAGTTTGGGCGTGTTCGCCATGACTCCCCCTCAAAGCGTAACGACTTCGCTGCCGACCCCACGGCCCACGACGTCGGATATCTGGTAGACGATGACGTCAACCGGGTCACCCGGCGTGATTCCATCGGCTGTTTGTTGCGCTGCCATGTACGTAGCCGTCTGTGTGGTCGCCGTAAGCGTCCGCAGAAACACCGGCCCGTCATACAGGTCCAACTCGTAGGACTCCGCCATTTCCGCCACCGGCACGTCAACGCCGTCCGTCCATTCGCCGGCCACGCGCGTGCGCCGAACCCATGTGATTGTCAGATTGTTCGATCCGTCGCGGGTCCCGGCAATGTGTTGCGGCGAGAGTGGCTTGAGGTTCCGGAAAGTGACGGTGCGCGACCGCGGCGTACTGTTGGCGAACGCCTCACCCACGCTGGCGGCCCGGTAGTGGACCGTTGCATTCAGGTCCTCGATCGGGCACTCGACGAACCGCACCCGCGTCATATCGAGCAGCATGAAGTCCTCAGCCAGCACATGCGTGCCTGTCTGGTCGTCTGTACCGAATCGCCCGCGCGCCAGTCCCGACAGCGTGTAGTAGTCGTCGCCATCATCTGTCACGGTACGAAACTGGACCACTTCGGAGCCGAGGACAGCCAAATTCGCCCCGGCCGCGATGTCGGATTCCGAGGCCGACGCGAGTGCCCCCCCGACGCCGATGAGTTTCACTTGGATCGTGTGTCCTTCATCCCAAATGAACGGGTCCGTCACATCGGCAAGCACCGTCGCTGCCTTGCCGACGGTCGCTACCCGGCCGAGCGTGGCGAGCGTCGACCAGTTGAGTCCATCCCGCGACCGCCAGACGACCACGCCCGTCCAGTTCTCATTGGTCCCCGCCGCACCGACGTACACCCCTGGCCTGTCGTCCAGCGACCGGATGCAGGGAATGTCGGCGACGACGAGGCAGATTCGCTCCATCAGACCTCCGCGTGTCGAACCAGAGCCAGGCGTACAATGCCAGACTCGTAGAACGCGTTCTCAACGTAGACGGTATGCGTAACCCCGCCCTCGGTCACGGTGACGATGTCCCCCGGTGTGAGGTAGGCGTATTTGCGCGGTACCGAGATCTCGAACCGGCTGCGCTCAAGCCAGGCATAGGCGAGATGCTTCGTCGCAATTTCACGCGCCTCGTCGCCCGTTAGACTGATCGGGAGTTGCAACAGCATCTTCTCTTGGCTCGTCGTCTCGGAGCGCCGCTGATATCGCATGTTTGTCTGGTAGTCGAAATCCGGATCGACGTAGTTGACTTCGACGGTCTGCGGCAGTTCTGCCTCCTGTTGTCGGGTGATCACGAGCTCCTGCGGCCGCTCCGCTCCGGCAATATGCACCGCCAAGTCGGACTCCGGGATGTCCACTGTCACCGTGCGGTCACGCTTCAGAAAGACGACCTTCCCGTCGACCTCTGCCGCGTCGAAGAAATATGCGAGCATCAGCGTCTCGATCACAGAACGTGCCGTCGTCCGTGAATCGATCACGAACCCCGACACGGTGTCCGTCAACGCCAGGACCTTCACGTCGGTGGCATCGAGTCCGGCCAACTCGGATATTTCGCCGACGATGGCGCCGAGCATATCGCCACTGCCAAGCACCCTGTCGAGCAGAAGTAGTGTGTACCACTCATGTATGCCGGGATTGTCGAAATAGCCATATGCCCAGTCGTTCACAATCGCGTGCAATTCGGGGACGTAGACATACGAGTACCCGAAGTCCGACCCATAGGCCGCCGGATAGTATTCCTCGTCCACGGTCCTCGTAGCGAGATCCACTCGAACGTATCGGTAGGTCGTGATGTCATCACCGCCAATTCCGGCGGGCAGGTAGAGTTTCCCGTTGATCGGACCTTGTTGGAAGGCCGAGCCTGGATACCTCAACACAAGACCATTCACATCGGGTAACACTCCCATGTACACCGGCGACCCGCCCGAGACGTCGAAGAAATACAGATGATCGGAATCGGGGGATGTGCCGTGATCGCTGCTGTGCGTCCCGATCATGACTTGATTCGTCGTCGGGTCAAACGTGATGAAGTTGTTCTGGCTCCCCGCCGGTGCATTGGCCGTAACCTCCCACTCATCCACATCGAAAGTCCCAGGCCCATTCGGAGTAATGCGCATAATACTTGTACGCAGGCCCTGAGTGCGGGTGGACAGCACCCAAGCCGTACCCGTTTCATTATCGAGACTAATTCCCACGGAGGGGAAATCCATGACGCTAAATGAACTTGTATACAAACCGAGGGCGCCCCTGGTGGAGACCCGTACTTGGCTGGGGGTATGATTATCCGTCCACCAGGTGTAACCATAAAGAGGGTTCTTGGACACGACGAACCAACCCCACATATTCGGCTTATCTAAAGGCGAGATGGCCGGCCCCGTCTCAACTACCTGCCAAAGGTCAACGTCGAATTTCACCAAGTGATAAGTGCTTGTGCCGTGATCGTAGTGGAGACCATATAGCATCCCCGCTTCGTCGCAGTCGATTACCTCTCCAGGGTCAAATGGGCTGTCTATGGGGTCGGCCTCGTTGAATGCGCGCCATAACCCCGTCCGCGTGTCGATCGCGAACCATGGTGTCATGTAGGTATGACCATCAACATGTAGAATACATTTCTTACCGAAAATGTCGGGCGGATCGGGATTGCCGCTATGAACAACCGTGTCCGGCATGGCAATAACGGGGCAGAGAAACGTCGCGTGTTTGATGACCTCAAACGTCATGTTGGGAATTCGGTTGCCATAGTCCGCGAGCGGGAAATCCTTGAAGACGATGTATGCCAGGCCCCGGAAGCCTGGAACATTGCCCGCCCCCTCGACCGCCTCGATTGTCGGGTCGGGCCCCTGTGTTTCAGTTCCGGCGTAGATGTCAGGCGGCTCTTCCGGGATGGTCCTCCCACCGCGACGCGGAGCCTTCGGAGTCGGCGCGTCCGGGTCGACGGGGTGCGGCAGCGTGTCGTAATCCGGCGGCCGCACGTCATAGATGAGCTCCGTGTCCGCCCAAATTCGGCTAATCGATTCAATCTCTCCAGTACAGACCCCGACGGCGAATGAACACGAATAGAAGTATGATATCTGTTCGGGTCCGCCGAAACATCCGCCTCCCTCCGAAGAATCATGCTCCTTGATTTCATCGGCCCAGATCACATTTCCGGCGATGCGCATCGTGCCCCAAACTTCTTTGATCGGCTGACCATACGAGGATATCTGGATCTTGAGGTCGTCGAGACGCGGCCCTTCGACTTTCTGCGGAAACAACCACTTGCGGTCGACGATTCCACCGGTGAATCCGCCGACGAATCCACCATATGGTCCGGCGATGGCATAGCCGGCAACTGTGAGCGTCAGTTGTGCCACGGTGGGACTCCGTTCATTCGCCAATAGGCGACCGCGCGTCCGCCGCCGTTTGTGGCCAGTGAATGTTCAACCACCTTGCGGCAGAATGCCGCAGCATGAACAACTCCGCCATTGGTGAGTATCCCGAAGTGCACGGGATGATTCGCATAGCACATCTGCACGACGTCCCCCGGCCCGGCGTCCTCCCGCTTGATTCTCTCGGCGTAACGACTCATCTGTGAGTAGGCGTATCCTCCCGTCGGGCGTCTGCCATAATCTGTCGGGAGTGTGTCCATCGGTAGGAATTTGCCGAGGACCGCCCCGATGAATCCCACGCAGTCCACTCCGGATCGGGTTCGTCCGGCGTGACGGAATCGGACACCAATCCAGCATCGCGCCTCGGTGACTATATTTGCGCGCAGATCATCCATCACGGGTCTTTCGGTACCGGATGCAGGGCGCGCGACGGCTCCTCGTCGGGCGGACCAATGTGGAGCGCTCGGTCCATACCTGGGACGAACGGCTCACCCCGGAAATTGACGATGTTGTTGAAAACGCTCTTGCAGGTTGCGGCCGTTTTGTCGCAACCATCCATCATCGTATAACCATCGCCGACCGAGATGTCGGATGGCATATCCTCGAACAACTCAATCACGCCGGTGGCCGGCGTGAATGATCTTATCTCAACGGTGATCCCTATATTAGCGCCATTATCCCAAGTCAGCGAGCCCCAGGTGAAATAGTCATCGGCGTCTGGCACATCCGGCAAAGTCGTATCAGAGAACGTAGAACGGCTGATGACTGTCTCCACAACCGAGATGCGACTATTCCGAAAAGGCGATCCACAACGCGAGTCTCCGAGCGTCGCCCGGCAAACTGGCGAGTAAAGGTCAACGATCTGCCGCTGGTAGTGTTCGCATTTCCCGCGGCACTCGGCCTCGAAGGTGTTGTCATTGATCTTGATCTCGCCAAGCGTCCAGTCCTTGAGGAAGTACATCTTGCCTTGCGTAAGGTCGGACCAGTTCACGATGAAGATGTCAAGGACGGCTCCATCGAAGAGGCCGCCCATGATGTCTCCCTCAGTGATGGTCTCCGAGTCCAGAAATGTCATCGCCTGCAGGTTGTCCACCGCGAGCTTGCGGGTCTGCGACAGGGCGCTCGGGAGCACCCCCGTCGCCGCGAGGTATGTGTCACCGTCGATGACCAGATCAACATCATGGCTGGTGAAGAAAAACTCCTGGCTGTCCTGCCTCTCGATCCGCCAGCATGTCACCAGCGTAGACACTTCGCCCGCTAAGTGGGCCTTCAGATCGTCGCCGACAGTCCGGCTCACAGCATGATCTCCACGATGGGCACGTTGGCGGACTTGGCCAGGTATGTCTCCAGGGTCACCGGTAGGTAGTCCGTGTCGAATCGCACCGGAATGTCGAAATCGAATGTCGCTGTAATGACCTCGCCAGAAGACGGCGGCGCGACGTAGGATTCCCAAGATTCCCAGGATTCTCCGATGCTGCCTATTGTCACCAGCCCTGTCGCGTGATCTACTGACCACGGCGTCACGGAATCATCGGGGTCGACCTCCTGACCGTCGATGAATATGTGGACGCTTCCGGACACGGGCTTTGATATCTTCCGCGTGAACGTTCCGCCGGCGTCGGTATAACTGCAAACGAGCTGGAATTCAGTTGTCGATCCATCCCCTAAACCAATCTCGCTATCATCCACTTGACAATCGTTATGGTTCTTGAAACGGAATCCATATGCACGACCGCGCCGAGCATAGAAAAACCGAATCAATGCATCGAGTTGTTCCTGGGCTTTCACACCATAGGCGACATTCCAGCGCTCGCGGGCGTAGGACCAGTTGATGTTACGTTGTTCCCGCCCGGAACCGAGTTCAACCACCTCCGTGCTGAACTCTGGACCACCAGACGATCCATAACTGATGTCCGTCGGAAATCTCACATCGTGAAAAAACGCCATACTATAGGTCCCTTCTGGCCCGTGACAAGGCACTCACGGCTTGGACTATGATCTGCGATTGTGACGCCCTGAACGACGGGAGGTCGGGCGTCTGAATGTTGAAAACCACGGTCGTGCTTCCATCTCCCCCTCCCGCACGCAAGGATTCCAGGAATTTTCCGCTGCCCATTCTTCCGAGCGGGATTATCGCTTCGGGTCCGGCTTCGCCGACGAGTGCCAATGTCGGTCTAATCACAATTCCGCCAGCCGCCTTCGGCGTCGGTGGTCCAAGGATATCGCCGTAACCTGCCCCGGTCTGCGGTGCACCGCCGGCGGACGTGGTAGTCGTCAGGCCCAGCATCGACATGAGATCGCTCGACAACTTCCGAGAGAGATCAGCGAGGAACACATCAGTGATGGCGGCGATATAATCGTAGAACGAATCAAACTCGCCCCTCATCATCCTGAAAAACGACTCCTCGAATACTTGTGCGAGATCAGTGGATAGACTTTCCGCCCAGGCACGTAATCCGTCACCACTCGTAATTAGCATGTGCCGAGTCTCGGCCTCAAGGTCCGCCGTCTCTTTGGCTACGGTCGCATTTACGAGCTCCGACGCCACGCCTAGCTCTCGCAACGACTCGGCTTCGGCATATATTTGCTTCAGGCGACGCTCATGATATTCCGACCAATATCCTGCCATCTGGTCCTTAGTCAATCGCGTCTGGGACATTAGCTCTTCGAGCATACTCAACTCGGCGCGCAGAGACTCCTCGGCATTTCCGGGAAACATGAACTGCGTCGGAGATTTCCCTTTCAGGGGGTCTTCCGGCAACATCCCTAATTCCTCACGTGTCCGGGCTCGGACGATATCGGATTGCCCAGCCAGAGCATCCCCTAATATCCTGTTTGATGTAGCAACATCATCAGCGGCCTGTTGAAGAACTTTCTGCCTTTCTTCACTCAGGAGTTTTGCGACTTCAGCCGTTTCCTTCGCAATGGTATGGTAAATCTCTTGTGCACGTTTCTCGGTTTCGGCTGCGGACTTTTCCATATCCTCTCGATCTGCCTCGGTGCCCATCGGTCCCGCCGGACTGATCCCCATGAGGAGTCGGCGCGAATCCCATATATCCCTCACTCGTTCCAGAACATCGAGGGCATCGCTCCATGCCTCTCCAAGTTCGTCAGCTTTCTCAATGGCATTGTTGAGTGCGTTTTGATCTAGCCAGGTCCACCCGCTGCCCAAGTCATTTTGCTTCTGCTCAAGCTTCGTTATCCATGCGAGTTTGTCATTATATTCACCCCAGAGTTTGTTGACTTTTAGGAGTTGTTCCTCCTGCTCCGTACCACCGAAAAACGTCACACGGAATTCCTTGATCGTGTTAGCGACATCGCGGAAGTTGATGAGTTCTAAAACCAGCGCCCCGACGCTCTCCTTGAGTTCATCGATCTGTTCCTTCATGGCGGCGTACGCACTATACTGAGTCGTCGCCGCATCCTTCGCGGCTCCGCCGAACTGGTCACGGAGTTGCCGCATAGCATCGGCGAACTGCGTGGCGCTGTCCTTGCTTTGGTCTATTTTAATCCCGAATTGAGCCAATCCCCGGGTGACTCCCATGGCCGCCCGGCCGAGAGTGTCCATCACGTCGGCAAGTTCCTGGCCCCTATCCGCGGCAATGTCTGCTGCGAGCGTCACAAGTTCTCGCGTTTGCTCCCAACCCAGACCGAAGTTGATCCCGATCTTAGTGGCGCGCATAACCTCTTCGTCGGCGATCCCCAGTGATTCTTGCAGTGACGTCGCGAACTCGCGCATCGGCGCTTGCATTGCCGCCCAAACACCGCCGTGGCGTTTGACCGCCGATGATAGGGACACGATTGCCCGCTCCGATTCCATGGCCGCAACCACACAGTCCTTCAAGACCATCCCGATGGATGCCAGTGACAATGCTCCCGCCGCCATCGCTGCGAACGATCCAACGAACCCAGACGCCAACGTTGTGACGTTAGACTTGGCCGTGGTTGCAGCTTTATCGAATTGGGAGGTATCAAGTCCCAAATGGGCGACTAGGGTACCTATATCAGCCATGACGATGCCTCCGCTGTTCTTTTTTTGTTACGCCGACAAGCTGCTTGAATGTTTCCACCATCTCATGTCCCGTCTGTCTGCGCGTCGGTCCGGGGAATTCGTGTTCGCGCGGCATGAAATCTGTCTCGTTAAATACCCTGCTGTTCTTGCCCCTGTTCACATTAGCGATCGTCGCGGCCACGATTCCGGCCCTCCGCCATGCCGGGCGTTCGCCCCATGGTTCGATTCTATGATATGCCATCCATTCTGAAATCTGTCTGCTGGTCAAGACTGCCAACATGTAGTCCGGATGTGCAAACCCGAGCGCCAGAGCCAGACGAAAATAGAAGCGGCGCTCGGGCCGCCGAATCAGTTTCCCCTCAGTTTCTCCATGTCACCCCTCGACATTCGTGACAGCCGTAAGCATACCTCAAACACACGGTCAAGCGCCGTGGCCGATTTCCGCCCCAAGGCCTCGACGTCTTCGAATGTGAACACTCTCTTACCATCGATATCCACAATCGATAAAGCGGCGTACTTCGCCCTGAGTCCGACCAGATCGCGCCTGTCGCCGTCGCCGACGACCGACGCCTCAAGTTGATCGCGCTCCGTTCCCGTCAAGGTGCGGACCACGACCGACCCGCCCCATTCCGGTACAT